CTATTAAGTAACCTGTTAAGTTGCCATAAGCAACGCCTAATGTATCACCTGTTTCATTTACAAGTTCAGGTGCTATTTTTTGTATCTCTTGAGCTATAACACCGCTACTTTCTTTATTAGTATCAATTCTAGTAAAGCTAACACCTCGCATATCATAAACCTTTTTACCATCTAATGTTTTGATGTTTTTCTTTAGTTTTCTATCTGAAAAAGCTATTACATCTGCTGATGCTCTAATGTCTCCAGTAACATCTAATTTTAAACCTGGCGATGTTGTCCCAATTCCTACATTTCCAGTACTAGAAATCCTAAATCTCTCTGCCGAGGACCTGTGTATTGTAAATGCACCACCTCTTGATGTTGATTGTCCTTCTAAGATATAATCTGCACCGTGATGAGCTAAAACTAATGCTGCACCTGCATTAACATTATTTGTTTGATTATTGATCACTAAATTTGTTCTTGCTGCTTGAGTTTTTGTTATGGTAAGCATAGTTTCTTGTGCTGTACCACCTGCAATAGCTGGTAAAAACTGAGAGGTAGCATTAATCATAACTCGACCTGAACTATCAATTCTCATTCTTTCAGAAGTACTATTAAAGAATTTTAAAGCATTATCACCGCTACCATATTTTATAGATGCTTGTTGTCCTGGGTCAGCACTATCTCTAAACATAATACCCGCATCTGTTTCGGCAGTATTATTTATTATAATTCCTTTAGTTGCACCATTTATTTCAAGTGCATCACCAGGCGAAGTTGTTCCAATTCCTAATCGACCATTAGTTAATGTCATACTTGGATTACCACCACCAGCACCAAACCACCTATATGATGCTTGGTCAGTATTAAAAAAAGCAAAATTGTTAGCATTTGTACTTATACCTGCCCTAAAATAACCACCATCTTGTGAGTTAGCTTCAAACCACGATTCATAGGAAGCATTATCTTGCTCTAGTTTTAACACTAAATTGCTACTTGCAGAGGATGCAATATGAAGTTTTGTACTTGGCGAAGTTGTTCCGATTCCTACATCACCTCCATTAAAATAACTGTTACCATTACCTCTAATTTCTATGGTTTGTGAACCTGATGAAAATAATTGCACATATCCTTCATCAGCATCTCTTGTTATTTTTACAGCATCGTTACCATCATCACTTTCTCTAACTATTATTCTACCACCTTTCATTGTTAAATCCCCTGCACCAGTTAATCTCATTCTTTCGTTATAAGAGCCGTTGCTTTCTAATCTATATCCAAAACTAATATCGCCATTACTTCCGTTAGAACTTGTATGAAATATACTTAATTCTCTTGAACTACCTGACAAATCAATACCAAACCCTGACCTTATAGTACTATTTGCATATACATATAATTTTTGCCCAGTAGTGGCTCCTAAATCTAATAAAGCTAAAGGTGAAGTTGTTCCAATTCCTACGCTTCCTGCAAAAGTTGCGTTTCCACCACTTGCAAAACCTAAATACGTTGTACTTGCAGTTTGATTTGTAATATTCAAAGTGTCAGACTGAATATTCATTTGTCTTGACAACAAAGAAGTAATCACATTGACATTTGAAGTATTGTTATGAAATATCTCAAAATCAGGTGCTGCACCTAATTTAATTTTTTTGGCATCTCCCAAGCTTACATCACCTGCAAAAGTTGCATTACCTGCTGAGCCAGTTAGAGACATCAACACACTACCTTCAGAATCTAGAGTTCCACTCTTTATCTGTAACAACCCACCATCAGTTAATATCTTAGGATTGTTTGAGCCTGTTTTATCAAAAGATAATGTTGGGGATAAACCTCTAATTGTAATTTGACCACCATTTGTAGTATCACCAACTACTAATCCAGGTTTATCTGTTGAAATTGCATCATCACCTATTATAACTCTACCTGCGAAAGTTGCATTATCACCTGAAATAGCAATAGGTGCGTCTGTAAGTGTATCACTATCAGACCACATTACTATATCGTTAGCTGTACCGCTACCATCAACAGCACCAGTTGCGTTTATTGTGACTGTTTGATTGCTAACAGATGTTGTTACATTAGTACCTCCAGCTATAGTAAATGTTTGTGAATCTAAATCGACTGACCCTGTTCCACTATCACCTGCTATATCTAAATCCTCACCACTTATTTGTCCGTCAACATAAGTTTTAATTGCTTTTGCAGAAGCTAATGTATCGTCAGAACCAGATACTGAACTTAAATCGGTATCTAAAACACCACTTTTTAAATTGTCAACTTCTATATTAGAAACTGTATTGTTATCAACATCTATTGTTTTATTAGTTAATGTTTGTGATGATGTAAGTTGAACAATATCACTGTTTGTAATGCTTGCTATTTTTGTCGCTGTTGCTGCATTTCCAGTTGTTGAACCAGAGCTTCCACTTACATTACCTGTAACATCACCAGTCAAATTACCTGTTACATCTCCAGTTAAATCCCCTGTTACATCTCCAGTAACATTACCTGTCACATTACCTGTTAAATTACCTGTTATATTACCTGTTATAGTGCCCGTTACTGTAACACCTGTGCTTGTAGTTTGTAATTTTGTAGAGCCTTGATGTTGTAAATTTATATTTGTATTTGCTGTAATATCAAGTTGTCCGTTTATAGCGTTTATTTGGCCGCTTGTAGTGTTAGATAATATTCTTAAATCAAAATCATCACTAAACGGGCCTTTTAAGTCTATTATAGCACCAGACGGTCCACCTAGCTCAACTTGTGCAAAACCGCTTGCAGCTTCTAATTCAATATTGCCTGTAAAACTACCTGTTGTTGCTTCTAAACTACCAATAACTAAACCTGCTTTTGTATAGCCAGTTCCGCTTGTGTCAACCGTTGTTGTAGGTTCAACTTGTAATGATTTGAATAGTTTGAATTTATCATCACCCTCATCTCTAAATAGTCCTGCAAACAATGTTGTGCTACTAGGACTATATTTACCATAAAACCCTATATCAACAGCGTCTGTAGATGTATTATTATTAGCTAAAACTATAAGTGGGTCTTTTACTGTAAGTGTATCTGTTCCTACAGTTGTTAAGCTTCCCTCTACAACTAAATTTCCTGTTACTGTTAAATTGCCACCAAACTTACCATCACCAGACGCATGAAATTGTACAGTCGGTGTTACACCTACTCCAATTTGTGAAGTAGATAAAAATAATGGACTGTTGTTGCCAAAACCATCAGTTATTCTTTTTGCACCTGTGGTTAAGTTTCCGTTGTCTGTTAATTTAATTAACGATTGATAAGTGTCTTTTATTTTATTTCCTGAGAGTGTCGCCATAACTATTTAGTTCCCTTTTTTTTTAAATAGATTTTTAATTTATTTACATTACCCTTTTTGGGTTTATATGTCTTTTTTTTATCTAAAGTACCCACCCTTGAAATAAAGCGTCTTTATCAGGGTAAATATCATCATTAGAATTACTATTATATTCTGGAAATAAAGATTGATTGAAACTCATGTAATCTATAAATCTTTGAGTATAATATTCTGCATATTCCCTTTCTTTTTGAACTAAATAATCTACTTCTTCTTTGCTCACTATTTGTGAATTCTCAGATTGATGTTTGAACACACCGCCATTTGATATACTATAA